AGAAATTGGGTATTCAGCAGCAGGACAAGGCGCTGTAACGCAAGCCACAAGTAAGTCAACTGGCGTGACGCTAAACAAGTCAGCCGGTCGTATTACTATGAACAATGCAGCGTTGGCAGCCGGAACTGCCGTATCGTTTATATTGACTAACAGCACAATTTCTATTAATGACACAATAATTGTAAACATTTCTAGCAATACTACTGGTAGCACTGCGGGTGCGTATACTACCTACGTTTCTTATCTAGCTGCGGGTTCTGCTTTAATTACTCTGCGTAACTTAACAGCATCCACTTCTTATTCAGAAGCAGTGATTATCAATTTTTCGATCATTCACGGCGCATCGTAATATGCCACTCGTTAAGTCTAAGTCACCAGACGCCTTTCGCAAGAACATCAAAGCGGAAGTTAAAGCCGGTAAACCAATCAAGCAAGCGGTTGCAATAGCGTATTCAGTAAAACGTGAAGCTGCCAAACCGAAAGGAAAGAAATGAGCGATAAACTAGCACCTATAGCCAAACTAAACGCCCGTGAACCAAAGATGACCGGCGGTGGTATGCCATCACGCAATACTGAGACTTACTCAAAGATGCCTGGTATGGGCTGTCATGGGTCTATTCCTTCGGGGAACAATGTCAAAGCAACCGTGAACAAAGTTTTAAGCAAGATTAAATAATGGCAGATTACACCGGCATCGCTGCCGCAGGCGCGGTTGCTAACGGCGGTTCGGCTAAAGATAAGAGTAGTTCAGACATTCTGGCGACTGCCCGCACTCGCTTGAATATGGCTATTGACGCTCTGTCTGAGAGTCGTGAAGATGAGATTGATGATCTTCGATTCTACGCCGGATCACCTGATAATCACTGGCAATGGCCTGCGGATGTGTTAGCGACACGCGGGGCGGTTCAAGGTCAAACGATCAACGCGAGGCCATGCCTCACGATCAACAAGTTACCTCAACACGTGCGACAGGTGACCAATGACCAACGACAGAACCGACCAAGTGGCAAAGTTATTCCTGCCGACGACCACGCCGACATCGAAGTGGCAGAAATCTTCAACGGGATGGTTAGGCACATCGAATACATCTCAGATGCCGATGTTGCTTATGACACCGCCTGTGAAAACCAAGTCTCCTACGGCGAAGGATACATCCGAATCCTGACCGAATACTGTGACGACAACACGTTTGACCAAGACATTAAGATTGGCCGTGTGCGTAACAGCTTTTCAGTCTACATGGACCCAACTATTCAAGACCCAACTGGCGCTGACGCCAAGTGGTGCTTTGTAACAGAAGACATTAGTAAAGACGACTATGAGCGCATGTATCCTGACTCAGCGCCCATTACAACACTACAGACGCTTGGTGTAGGCGATCAAAACCTATCACAATGGCTAACCGAAGATACCATTCGTATCGCGGATTATTACTATTTGGATTACGATCGTGCAACATTGAACCTGTATCCAGGTAATGTGTCTGCGTTTAATGGCACACCGGAAGATAAGCAGCTTAGATTGGTCTACGGCAAGCCTAAAAAGAGCCGTGAATCTGACCGTGTTAAGATTAGATACTGCAAAATCAATGGTTACGAGATACTTGAAGACCGCGAATGGGCGGGTAAATACATCCCGATAGTTCGCATTGTAGGTAACGAATTTGAAGTAGATGGGCGTCTATACGTGTCAGGATTAGTGCGTAATGCTAAAGATGCACAACGCATGTATAACTATTGGGTCAGTCAAGAAGCTGAGATGTTAGCCCTAGCCCCGAAAGCACCATTTATTGGCTACGGCGGTCAGTTTGAAGGCTATGAGAACCAATGGAAAACAGCCAATACAACTAATTGGCCGTATTTAGAAGTCAATCCTGATGTAACCGATGGTCAAGGCGGCATGTTACCGTTGCCTTCTCGCGCTCAACCACCAATGGCGTCAAGCGGCTTATTGCAAGCTAAATCAGGCGCGTCAGAGGACATTAAGAGCACTACAGGGCAATATAATGCCTCGCTAGGCATGACGTCTAACGAACGCAGTGGCAAGGCTATTTTAGCCCGCCAACGTGAAGGCGATGTAGGAACTTACCACTACGGTGACAATCTAGCGCGTGGTGTGCGGCATATCACCCGTCAACTGGTTGATTTGATACCTAAAATTTACGACACACAGCGTGTAGCCCGCATTATTGGGTTAGACGGTGAAACTAAAATGGTAAAGATTGATCCAAGTCAACAAGAGCCTGTTAAGAAGATTACTGATCCTAACAATCCGGCTATTGTGATTGAGAAAATCTACAATCCAAATGTTGGTAAGTATGACGTTGTAGTGGCAACCGGCCCAGGATACGCAACTAAGCGCCAAGAGGCATTGGAAGCAATGGCTCAGTTACTACAGGGCAATCCTCAGTTGTGGTCTATCGCAGGCGATCTGTTTGTTAAAAATATGGATTGGCCAGGCGCTCAAGAGATGGCTCAACGCTTTGCTAAGACGATTGATCCTAAGCTGATGGAAGACAATGACAAACCACCGGCGTTGCAAGCTGCTGAACAGCAAATTCAGCAAATGGGTCAAGAGATGGAACAGATGCACCAAATGATTAAGAACGTGGGTAAATCCATCGAAGTCCAAGAGCAGGAACGCAAAGACTTTGAGGCACAGATTAAGGCGTTTGATGCTGAAACTAAGCGTATTTCTATCGTTCAGGCCAGCATGTCACCAGAACAAATTCAAGATATTGTAATGGGAACTTTACATGCGGCTATGGATACCGGCGATGTTGTTTCGGGCGGTATGCCTAATCGTGAACAATCGGAAATGATGCCAGAACAAGCTGAATACGCGCCTCAACAGGGTATGCCTCAACAGGGTATGCCTCAAGAGATGCCACAAGGTATGCCTCCTCAAGAAATGCCACCACAAGGGATGCCACAATGAAAGCCGCAGACTTTATAGGAATGTTATTTTTAGCCCGTGATGTGGCGCACAGTGTTCACTTGAACACGCGTAGCTTTTCTAAACATAAGGCTTTAAACATATTTTATGAACGGATTATTGGGGCGGCAGACGATTTCGCGGAATCCTATCAAGGACGGCACGGTTTAATTGGCCCAATTACATTACATTCTGCCAAGAAAACAAGTAACATTATTGAGTTTTTAGAAGATTCATTGAAGCAGATTGAAGACGCTCGGTATGAAGTAGCTGACAAAACCGACACATCATTGCAGCAATTAATTGACAATATTATTGAAATTTACTTGCGAACCCTTTACAAACTTCGCTTTCTCGCATAAGGATTTATAATGGCAAACTATTTACACAACAACAATGCGGATGTCCAAGTTAAAGTTGGGGCGGGCAAATTTAAAGGCATATTTGTTAGCGCAGCGTCAGGCTCCCCTACTTTGACTGTATACGATACGCCGGACGCTGATACTAACGATCCTAAGATTCTTGCGGTATTTACGCCCGCTGCGAACACTATGTATTTGTTAAGCGGTGATGATTCGGGAATTTACTTTAACAATGGCCTGTATGTTGACAAAGGCGGCACCGTCAACTGCACCATTTTCTACGAGTAACCGCTATGTCTCAATACAAGATAATTAGTAATATTGCACCGGAAACTGAAAGTAATCAGGTTAAAGTAGGGTTTGGCAAACTTAAAAGTATTTTTGTCAGTTCTGCGGCTACCGTGCCTAGAATCACAATTTATGATTCAGCCACCGCTAATACATCTGATCCTGAGATAATTCACATCTTTACACCAACTAGCGCTACGGTTCGTTTGTTTAGCGGCGACGTTGGTGGGATTGCATTTAATAAAGGCTTATTCATCGTCATTACCGGCGATGTAGGTATCACTGTAGTTTACGAATAACCCCAAAAACCGTACTGATGCGGCACATCAGGGATTCCAGAGGAATCAAAAATGTCAGAAGAAAGTCAGCAAGAAGTAATAGCGGAAGTATCCGCGCCAGAACAGGTGGCTACGGCAGCGCCTGAAACTGAAGTAAATGCGCCGGAAGTAAGTGCTGAGGAACAGCAAAAAGAACCTTCTAGGGTGTTCACCCAAGAGGAACTGGATGCGGCCATCGGCAAACGACTTGCAAGAGAACAACGTAAGTGGGAAAGAGAACAGAATCAGAGGCAAGCGGAAGCGCAAACCTTGAAAGCGCCTGTTGAAATCCCGTCAGTCGATCATTTTGAAAGCCCTGAAGCGTACGCAGATGCACTAGCGCTGAAGAAAGCTGAAGAACTGATTGCCCAACGAGATCACGCACGGCAGCAATCTGTTATTCTTGAGACTTATCACGAGAAAGAGGAAGAAGCGCGGACTAAGTATGATGATTTTGAACAAGTCGCATACAATCCAAACGTCCCAATCACGACCGTGATGGCTCAGGTGATTCAAGCCTCAGATATTGGCCCCGAAGTAGCATATTACCTCGGTGCAAATACTAAGGAAGCGAGTCGCATATCCCGTCTTGCGCCGATGTTGCAAGCCAAAGAGATTGGGTTGATTGAGGCCAAATTGTCCTCTAATCCACCTGTTAAGAAAACAACGTCTGCACCTGCACCTATTTCACCTGTTACAGCACGTTCTACTGGTTCACCCGCGTATGACACAACTGATCCTCGTTCTACGAAGACCATGAGTGCATCCGAATGGATCGAAGCAGATCGAGCAAGACAGATGAAAAAGATACAAAGTCAGATGAACCGCTAATTATTTTTTGAAGGATTTTTAATCATGGCTAATAGTATTCTAACGATTGACATGATTACTCGGAAGGCTCTGGAAATTTTAGAGAACAACCTTGTAATCACCCGTAACGTGAACCGTCAGTATGACGACAGCTTTGCTGTTGAAGGTGCTAAGATTGGTTCAACCCTCCGTATTCGTTTACCAGACCGTGCTTTAGTTACTGACGGCGCCGCCTTGCAAGTTCAAGACGACAACGAACAATACACAACTTTAACCGTTTCTACCCAGAAACACATCGGCGTAAACTTTACGTCTGCTGAATTGACCATGCAATTGGACGATTTTGCGGAACGTGTGCTTAAGCCTCGTATCAGCCAGTTGGCATCTAGCGTTGACTCTGACGTTGCTAATGCGTTCAAAACCATTGGTAATTCTGTTGGAACTCCTGGAACCACGCCAAGCACTTCTTTAGTTCTGTTGCAAGCGCAGCAAAAACTAAACGAAAATGCCGCTGTAATGTCGCCACGTTATGCTACAGTTAATCCTGCTGCTAACGCCGGTTTAGTCGAAGGCATGAAGGGCTTGTTTAACCCAACCGATACCGTTAGCCGCCAGTTCAAAAACGGCATGATGGGAACGGGTGTGTTAGGCTTTGATGAGATCAACATGTCTCAGTCAATCAAGCAATTCACCACTGGTTCACGCGATGCTTCTGCTGCTACCACTGTAAAGACCACTGTGTCTTCACAAGGTGCATCAACCATCGTATTGACTCAAGCCTCTGTGACCACAACGATCCTCGCCGGTGATGTATTTACCGTTGCTGATTGTTTTGCTGTAAACCCACAGACTCGTGAGACCACTGGTTCATTGTTTCAGTTTGTCGCTTTAGCTGATGCCACTGCGGTTGCCGGTGATTGGTCTGTAACAGTTGCCCCTATCTACACTTCAGCTAGTGCTTTAGCTACTGTAAATAGTTTCCCAACGGCTGCTAAAGTTGTAACTTTCTTGGGAACCGCTTCTACAGCTTATCCTCAGAACTTGGTTTACCACAAAGACGCCATCACCTTTGGTTCGGCTGACTTGTTGTTACCACAAGGCGTTGATATGGCTGCTCGCGCAGTTCATAACGGTATCAGCTTACGTGTTGTTCGTCAGTATGACATTAACAACGACCGTATGCCTTGCCGTATTGACGTTCTGTATGGTTTCAGCACCATCCGTCCTCAAATGGCTTGCCGTATCTGGGGTTAATCATGCCAAACACAAAACCCGTAGGTGTTGCTTATTCCGACCCTCAGTTGGACGCCGCAATCATCGGCAATACTAAAACTGCTGGTGGAACCGTTGGGTTTTATGGGACTACGCCGGTTACACAACGTGCGGCTGCAAATCAAGCAGCCTCCGTTGTATCGGCATCGTCTTATATTACCGTGGGTTCTAATTTGGCGGCTTGGGCTGCTGAAGTAAACGCTACTCTCACAGGCTTAGGCGTGTGGAAGGGCGGAGCTTAATTTTTTTACGTAAAGGATATTTATTATGGCTTATCAAGTCGGAGATGGTAATAGCGGCGAAACCATGAATGTAGGTCGTTCAGGTGTGCCGGTTCAAGTTGGGGGTGCTGCTACTGCAACTGTTGGTTTTTATGGGGCTACTCCAGTTGTGCAACGCGCAACTGCTGCAACTCATACAACCACCAACGTAGTAACTAGCGCTAGTTATGGCACGTTGCAAGTGGCACAAATGCAAGAGGTGATGAACACTCTAGCAGGTTTGGGCCTCTGGGCATCGTAATGGATCGGGGTTCATTCTCACACGTTCTGTGTGGGGGTGAATCCCACCAAACTTTATGGCGGTAACATGAAAGTTGTTTTTTGTCTTCCTACAGTTAAACGACCATATCAGCAATGTTTAGACAGCCTTGAG